AGTGGTACATTGGTTGACCAAATTCAGTTTCATCTACTTCGGTTTCGATTACTTCACAATAATCTGGAAGTATTTCTTTTAATTCGTTTAAATTTATTTGATTCCAATAACCAAATCTAATTGTTAGACCTTCTTTACCATATCCGATTTCAAAACCAGATGAACCATACCATTTTTTTATTTCTTTGAATTTTTTGTATCCTATTCTCATATTTTATATTTTAAATACAACCCATAATAGAGTCAATGTTTTTAAGAACTGATTTAGTCATATATTGTTTGTTATATCCTAACCAACCACCATATTTATTAACCACATTATCAGTCCACTCTTTTTCATTCTCAGTCATAGTGTAATCAGTATCCATTAATTTTTTCCACTCATTCCACTCATTCATCCAATATTCTTTAGAACCCCAATTTGGTTTGTTCTCAATGAATACATAAGATGGGAAATACTTCATAGGAGTTCCAGCATCTGTGGTAGGGTTATCTTCTCTGTAATTGTACATATCGTACATACCATCAAATGAACCACCTTGTAAGATAGATTTCCAATTAGAGATTTTTTTCATATCTGATTCATCTACTTTAGAACCATCTTTTTTACAAACATTCACTCTTACAGAAGAACCACCACTATAAATATCCGAAGTAGCTGAACATATAAGGTTAGAAAATTCTTTTTTAACAAATTGTTTGATTATCGAAGCACATACCTTAGCTCTCATATAAACATATGTTTCATTATCATAAGAACATTTTTGAATACTTTCGGAAGGGATTAGGAACTCAGTTCCAAGGATTGAAATTTTAACTTTTTTACTCATGTTTTATCTTTTAGTGTTATTAATTATTTACATAGTAAATATACGAAAAATAAACCATATATCCAAGCAAAAAGTGAATTATTTTTTAATTTATACTGATTCTAAATAGAGTTTTTTTGAGTAGGTATGGAGTGATTGATTTTGGAGTTTAACCCAATCTTTAATGTTTACATTAATACCCAATTCATTAGCAAATAGTAATCCTTTGTTCCAGGCATTTAGTTCATTAAGATATTGATAGAATTTAAATTTTCTTGGATACATATCTTCATCAATAGTTTTAAAAGAATTATCTTTATTATTTTGAAGAACATGTCCTACTTCATGTAAAAGAGAATATAATCCGTTTTTTTCTAAATTATGATTATGGTGAATGAATATTTTTTTATTCTTATGCCCCATAAAAGCAGTCATTTGTCCAAGTAATACATTTATTCCAAATTTCTCTTTGAGGTAATTTGAAACTTTATTAAATTGTTTAGGGTATTTTTTAATCATACCTAAATATAAACAATTTTTATGATAAATCCAAGCTTTTTACCAATATTTTTTATACATACTGTATATATCAATTGGTTCTCGTTTCATATGTCCACCTTTTTTAAAATCAATTCCTTCTAGTGCATAACCTGCTAAAAAACTTCTTCTAAATCTATTTGAATGATTTGTTTCTGAACCATGAACTGTATGGGAGTGTAATAAAACTACATTACCTTTTTTAGTAGTACCTTCTACCTTTTTGAAATCATGTCCTTCAGGCATTACACAAGGTTTACCTCTTTCATTAGACCAATTTTTAGGATTTGTTTTTACCCTTTCTTCATCTATTTCAATTGGTAGTAAACCTAATCTATGTGTACCCTCATAGTTCCATACTGCACCATTTTCTTTATCGTGATTATCTAGTGCAACAGTAATGTTCAAGTATTCATTATGTTTACATCCTGTATAAAATGCATTTTGATGCATATCTCTACCTAATTCACCTGGTGGTTTGAAGTAACACCAAGTTTGTGTTCCACTTATTTTACCATTTAGTAAAAATTCTGTTGCTTCTATAATTTTAGGATGAGAAAATATTTTTTCAAATTTTTCTGATAATTTGTGTGGATACATAAATGGGTCATAATCTCCCCATTCACTACCATCTTCTTTTGTTGTTTTTTGTCTTTGTTTACGAAGTTTTTCTAATTCTTTATTCAATTCATCACATTCCACTTCACTAAGTAATTCTATTGTAGAAAATCCTTTGTATCTCCAATCAAAAAGTAATTGTTGTTTTTCTTCTTCTGTAAGATAATTCATGTAACCTAATTTAGTTGTATATCTATATATATTTAATTTTTATAAAATTGTAATAAATTTGGTAAATATAATTTTAGGTTAGGTATTCTTTGTGATGCCAGCTTTATTGCTATTCTGTTTGATTCTTTAACTGATTTATTAATTAAGTTTCCTTCTATATCATAAGTTTCTTCTAAATTACCTTGAATTCTCCATTTTAAAGAAGTTCTTGTATAAAATGATTTTGATTCGTGTTTAGCATATACTGTTTCATTAACTTCATATATTGGAGAATTTTTATCATTTACCAATTGTACAAAATATCTTCTAACATATCCCAAATCATAATCTTTTTTACTTGGAGTTGGTATATGAGTATTTATTTCATTTATTTTTCCTTTAAGTGAAGGACGATTAAGTTGATTATATCTTTCTATACTTTTCATATACTATATGTGTTATCAGATGCAGGTATTTGAACAAACATTGATTGAACAGATGTTTTCCAAATACTTTGTTCTATATTATGTTCTACTTGTGTAACTTGAAATATTTTTTTCTTATAGATTCCTGGCAAATCTTTTATATTAAAAGTATCTCCTACTCGTATTCCACTAATTCCATGTACTGTAAAGTTAAATTTAATAGGTAAAGGAATTGCATTATTTTCTTTATCTTCTTTCTCAATAAATTCTCCTTTTGAACCTTTACCAATATTATACTCTTGTACGGATTTAAGAGTACTCTCATCATCATATGCAACAACCATCATTAAATCTTCTATATTAACATTATTATTAGGATTATCAAAAAATGTAGCTTTTACATCTAAACTAGCCTTTCTATATTGTATTCTTGGAACAATTGTTGCCACATTACCAAATGCTTCATAGTTTGATTTTTTCTGGTCTTCTAAATTCTTTTTCTTTGTATCCTTTTGTTTTTGCTTGAATGCTTTTTTCTCACTTCCATTCATCTCTTCGAATGCTTTTGCTTGTGCAGCATCTTCTTCTTCCTTTCTTTGAGCTTCTTCTGCAGTTGAATCCGCCTTTCTCAAAGGATTTAATTTTTCATTAACTGAATCTTTATATTTTGTAAATAATCCTTGGAAATCTTTATCTGTTTGTTCTGGATTAGGAGTTGAATCTTTCTCAGAACCTTTTTGCATAACTAACTGACCTTTCATTGCAGAAGGTATATCCATATTTAGTTCAGCTGATAGAAATGGTGAGTTTAATCCTCTAGATTGAAATTTAGCTTGACCTAATTTATTAGTAGTATTACCAGTTGAATGAAAACAAACAATTTGTAATTCATTATCTCCATTTCTACATTCACTTTCAAGAGTTTTTCTCCACCACTTAAGACAAGGGTCTTTTTCATCTTTATCATCTGGTAATTCTTTACCTCTCTCTACTATCTGAAAATCCCAATACATATTAACTCCACTTGAAAGTCCATTTAAAATTTTATAATAAACATCTTTTGATAATAAACCAGGGCTTTTTATACAATCTATAAAAAAATCAAAATTAATAAATAAATCTTTTAAATATCCCCATTGATGTGCCTTGTAACAAGTCTTTACATAATCTGAATCGAAAAATGCTTGTCCATCATAATCTATATCACTATGTTGAGGAAACAGAAAATTGCCATTATTCTCATCATCTAAACCTTCTGGTACTGTACCTCTATCTCCTTGTGGTATAATTCCTCCAGCTTCATTGGTTTGAATAGTATCTCCTGGTGGTTTGGTAGTACTGAATGCAGATGTAAAATCAAAACTTGGAGCGTTTTTATTTGGTATCATCAGTTTATCACCTCTAGTTGAAAAAATATTTTTATGTGCTCTACATATGGTTCTTCTCCAATTTATATAAGGATTTTGAGTTGTTATCTTTTTACATCCTACTCTTTTAGCTTGGAATTCTAATGTATGAGTTAAATCTAATATTGTAAAAGCTAAAGCAGCTCTAATATATCTATCAGTATCAAATAAAGGAGTATCTGTTGGTATTGATAATTCTATGTCTTCTGTTATAGCATTTCCTTGAGCATCAGTACCAGTTTGGTTTTTACCTTTTTTATTACTATGTAACTCTCCTTTTTTTGTAGCTTCTATTAAATCAGTTCTAATCTCCTTATCCATGTTAACAAAGTTACCTTCATTAGTTGCCCAAGGTTGATTTACTAAGTTTTTTATACTATCTATCCTTTTATGTGCAGGTAAATCATTGAACATTTGTTTAAATAATGCCTTTCCAACAGAATTTTCATCATCAGCATCATCATTAATATCTGCAACATCAAATTCTTTACCAGTATCGTTAAGTCCTTCTGTACCTGTTCTTGTATTTTTATGATGTTGTAGATATGCAGGCATTTCTCCCATAGAAGTTATTTCAACTTGTATTTCATAAGTTTCGGCATCACCAAATCCCATTGAACCACCTGTTACTATACCAAAAGTGGCATCATAAGTTCCTTTTGATTTTTTTCTTTTATCAGTTAAGTGCTTAATATTATGATAATCTGCGATATCACAAGGAGTTATAGGGGTTTTTTGTAGTACAGAATCATTTTCATTAAATCCCCATTCTACTAAAATATTAGTAGCTGGTTCTAAAAAGTATTGTAATAATGCCTCTGCTTGTGCCATAGTGAAGCACTTTAGTGTAAAGTTAGTTTTTTTAGATAATCCTTCGTTACCTTGAGTTACAGCTACACTTTCTATTGTAGGTGATGGTCTGAAACTTCTATCTGACCCAATTAAGTTTCCATCTGCATCGTTTAATTCATCGGCATAAACAGCATCACCATCTTTATTAACTCCTATTTTACCACTTTTACCACTTGAACCATATCTTTCTCCAAATGAATCCGTCATTGGTGTTGATTCTAAGGTTAAAAACTCATGTAAACAAGAAGTAACTCGTATCCAAGGTACTCTTTCAGACATTAAAGTATTATTACCTGCTCTACTTAATATAGTTTTGGTAATACTCTCATTTAAATTAGCTCTTTGAGGAAATCCACTACTCATCTTAGTTGTTTATTTTATTTACAATTGAAATATGGTCTTTTGGAATTCTAAGTATTGTTCCATCGCCTAAAGCAAAATCTGCTCCATGGATATTATTTGCAGTTGCAATAATCCACCACAATGAAGAATCTTTGTAAAACTGATACGCTAATGTATCCAATCTATCTCCTCCTTGAGTAACAACATAAACATCGCTATCTTTTTTAGGAATATTAGGATATATTTTTGTACGATAGACTACTCTACCATCCTTTAACTTTTTCTCTTTATTACTATCATATCTACCTGCCATAATTATTTTCCTTTTCTAGTAAGTTTCTATTGAATTATTTTCTTTAGGTGCTTCTTGTTTTTTTCCTTGGTCTTTTTTCCATTTCTCATACCATACACCAGTCGTACCTTTCTTTCCACTAATTACAGAAAAAACTCTTCTAGTTACACTTTGTCCATTTTGGTAGTTTATACTAATAAATTCTTCATTCTCTTTTCTCAAAGTATCATAGTCAAAACCAAACCATCTACCTGCAACAACTTGTCTTCTAATATTAACTAATGTAGAAAAAATTGAAGCATCTTCTTGTATTTTACCAGTAGCTAAAAGGTCTTTTGTATTTTTTTCTCTTATCTTTTGCTGTCTTGTTTTAGGAGTTATACTTTCATCAAATTCAGGTGAAGTTTCTCCGGTTCTTTCATCTTTAGGGGGTTTATTTATACCAGAATTATCTTTTTGTTTTTCACTTTCTTCTGTAATCTCTACACCGCTATTATCAAGTGATGGTGGAGTTTCAGTAGAAGTTTGAGGTTCTTCAGAAAATTCTGCACTACTATCACTAGAAGCTCCTCTTTTTTCGTTAATAATCTTTAATGATTCATCAGTTATTGCATATGCATATAAAGTATCTTCTATTCCTGCATTTTCAATGAATTTCATTGTTATAGCAACTTCTACAATTTTTGGTAATTGTAAACCATCAACTACTTCCCAATTAGAATCATCTGGTATTGTATAAGAAAGAGATTCAATAAATGATACTTTACTTTTATACATATTTCCTATTCTAAATTCTACAATAGGTGGTTTTACTACTTTATTTTCTTTAACTACCTCAAAACTTGGATAACAATTAGTTGTAATAAATTGAATTTTAGTCCACATATTTGCAAGTTCAGATGCAGAATAACAAAACATTTTTAAATTAAAAGATAAACTTCTTTCAACTCCTTCGTAATTGTAAGAAGCATATGGATTACCCAAAAACTTCTGAGTACTCCAACTTGGTGTTACTGTTTCTGTTAGACCCGATATAACACTTCTAAAATGTACAGATTTTCCTCCTTTTGGTGCAATCCAAACTGGAACCAAATCACTATCTTCAAGTTCTTTTCTTGTAAAGTTTTCACCTTCTTTTCCATCTGCATTTAAAGTATCAAAAGTTGTTGCCATTCCATACAAAGATTCTAATGTTGGCATATCTTTTGAATATGGATTTTCTGAACTAAATGCTGAGTTTAATTCTTTTATATTTGAACTTAATGTAGGTTGTTTATCTACCTTTCCTGGTAATGAACTTAAATCTATTCTTTTAAATATTCCATCTGAAGTATCATCAGTTTGTTCTTCTCTAATTGTATCAGAGTATTTATTTTCTTTACTATAATCAACTTTTTCTTTTTCTTCTTTATCGATAGGAGTAGATTCAGTTAACTTATTATCAGTATCTTTCTTAACCTCATCATTTGATTCATCAGTTGGTATTGAAAGATTAGTTTCTCTACTATCTCTTACTTTTAGTTGTTCATTTTTTACAGAATATATTTCTTCATCAGATGTAGATTTATCTTCAACCTCTTCATCAATCTTTTTATTCTTTTTAAGTAAATCTTTTGTTTTATTTTTTAATTCATCAATCTTTTCTTTTGCTTGAGATTGTACAAGTTGTAATTTATCCTCTTCAGGTTCATTATTTTTTGCATTACGAATTGTAGTTGAATATGGTTCAAATGAACTATACTCATATGATTGATTTGATGCAACATTTGAACCAAGAGATATTGGAGAACCAAATAAAGTATCTCTTACTTTATCTTTAACAAGGGATATACCCTGTCCAATAATATTTCTTCCAATAGTTCTAAAGTTACCACCACCTGTTTGTTTTAAAAATTTACCAAGTTCAGTTCCAGCTGCATCTTTTTTTATTTTACCAAGAGTAATCATGGTATCAGGTTCTTTTCCTTTTTGTAACTCACCCGTCCCATCAACGTATGTTGGTATTGCAGAACCAGGAATACCTAATTTAGAATTTACATAATCTCTTCCCTCACTTAATGAGTTTATTCTTCCACCAGTGATTGCACCTAAACCAGCTCCAATTAATCCACCATCACCACCTTCACCACCAGTAGCTCCTTTCATTTTTTCAACTGAAGGTGTACTTCTTATTGCAATACGAGTTGATTCGTTACCATATATTAGAGGATTATTAATATCAACTGCTGATTTTATTCTAATACCAGTTGTTTCTTGTTCAATCAAAGTTTCTGTATCTGCTTTGACAGAAGAATAGTTAGTACCGTATTTGTACGAACTCTGGTCACTAAATAATTCCATAATTGTTCTTGCCATATTATTCTCCTTACTGTCCTTTATCTACTCCTGATACATTTTTAGCACTCGAATCAATTGCCTTTGCAGATTCTTCTCCTACTTTTTCTCTATCAATATATATTGATTTTGGTGTTGCTAATTGTTCTCTAATTTTTATTAATTCTTTATGCATTTCTGTCTGTATATCAGTTCCACCTTCACCAAATAATGTATTTGATGCAGCATCAATCATTCCACCAATAGAATCTGCTACTCCTGTTACTGCCGCACCTACTGATAAACTTAGTGAAACATCTTCAAGTTTTTCTAATTTTTCGGTATCTAACGTTTGTAATTCTGCATTTAATCTTCCTATACCCTCTGCAAAACTATTAACTGCCATTGCATTTTTAGATAAAACAGAAGTATCTAATGAACCAATTTTTTCTATAAAACTTATAACTCTTCCACCACCTAATAGTGCAGCTATAGCAAGACCTCCAATTCCAATTGATAACATATTAAATGAAACCCCAAGTGCAACCATAGCCGCAGCTTTTTCTAATGTTATTACAGATAACATACCTACCAATCCTCCAAATACTGCACTCATTACATTACCTAATGCTTCAATAGCCGGTGCCATGAGATTTAATCCAACTCCCATTCCCATAAACGCTAAGGTAAGTGCACCTAAACCTAAAAGTACTGGTGGAGCGGCTAGAGCGGCTAATCCACCTGCCATTCCTCTTAAGAATGCACCTATTCCTTCTCCTAGTCCTCCTAAGAATCCTTTAACTCCACCACCAACACTTTTCATTACATTTCCCACAGTACTACCCATACTTTCTATACCTTTACCAACAGTTTTGGTTACCTTACCTACTACACCACCAGATTTTCTTGCAAGTGAGAATAGAAGAGCTAACCCACCTGCAGCTTTTAGTAGTCCTGGTCCAAGTTTTCCACCCATCATAGATAAGAAATCTGCAGCAAATGAAAATTGTTTAGTTTGAACTGCTGATAAATCATTTAAAGCTCCTTGATTGGTAACCATCTTTTGCATTTCTGCAACAGAAACACCCAATAACTCAGCTGCTTGTTTCTTCTGATAATAATTCATTCTCTCAAACTCGGCAATACCACCTAATTGTCTAAGAGTTTCTTGTGTTGCTCCTGCTAAATCATTATCAAATGCTAATTGTCTAGCTTTTGATAAATTGATATTCCTACCTAACATTGCAGATAGTTCTAATTCTTTAGTAATTGATGATTCGAAATCTAATAAGTTATCAGCTATACCAGATATTTGAGCCATTTCAACACCCAACTTTTTAGCAGCACCAACTGCTTCAATAATATTTTTTCCACCTTGACCACCAAATAAGGCAAATTCTTCTGAAGATTTTGCTAAATCTCCCATCATACCAGCAATAGGAATATTATTAGCTTTTGCAAAAGCTCTTGCAGTTTCCGCCATATTAGCAGCGGTATCTGATGAACCTTGGTTTAACATTGTAAAACTTGTTACTAATTGTGCAGATTCACTATTACTAATACCCATATTATTTGCTATGAGTAAAGTATTTGCTTTGAGCATTAGAGAAACTTTTTCAGTTCCACCTAAGTTATTTGCTAATTCTAATGCAGAGTCTGCTGCACCCTCAAAGAAAATGGATAATATACTAGCTTGAACATTTGTTTTAGATATTCCTGTTCCTACTTCACCAAGTGTTTTTCCAGTTTCATAAAACTTTTCTAATATTGCACCCGATGCAATAAGAATTCCTCCCATTACACCATATACACTTTTAAGGTGATGTAAGGCAGTTGCAACATTTTCAGAAAATGCTTGCATTTTTCCTTTTAGTTCTTCATTTGCTTGTGCAGTTCTATCTAATACTTGTTTTTGTTCTCTAGTTTTACCAGCTAATGATGTTGCTTCAGTATTTTGATTTTTTATTTTATCTAGTATTTCTTGATTAACACCGTCTATTGCTGATAATTTAGCAACTTGTATTTCATATTCCTTAGTTAAGGCTTCTAATTGAGCTTCATCTTCAACTGTTAAATCTGAAATTTGTCGTGATGTATCAAGTATGGTATCAATTTGATTAATTTCTTCTTTACTTAAATCACCTGCACTTCTTGCTATATCAAGTACTTCCTGTTGTTGGTCTTTAAAACCTCTATATGAGTTAGAGATTCCACCGATACTTTTTTCTATATCGGAGAATTTGTTTAGATTTTCAGATAAAAGTTTTTCAGCTTCTATTTTTAAGTCAATGAGTTCTTTCTCTCTTTTAAATTCGGCATCTTTATTTTTCTTAAAGCGCATATCATTCTTCTGCCTGAAATCCGCTATTCGTTTTTCTGCAGCTTCTATTTGCTTAAGAACTTCTAATCTACTTGCCATTAGTTATATTACCTTTTTATTGGTTTTTGACCTAATTTTTTAGCTTTCTTGTTATACCTTTGAATTGATTTTGTTAAATCATCAGTATCTTTCTTTAGTTTTTCTAGATTAGCAACAATTTCTTTTGGCATACCTTGTTGTTTAACTTGTTTGATAATTCTATCAGCAGTACCATTTTTTAAATTATCAAATACATCTCCGAAAAAACGAGATACCATGTTTAATTCATCTATTTTATTTTTGGACATAATATTGGTTTCCTTTATATAGTTTTGTACTACTATAAATATATGGTAAAAAAAAAGTGAGGACTATTTCCTCACTCTTACATTTGGTCCTTTTGGACCACTCTTTTTGTTTGATTTATCGTATTGTTCTTTTTCTTTCTTTTTAGCATCTACTAACTTCTTGAAATAGAACCTTCTCCAATGTATTGGCATGGTATAAACTTCTGACCAAGTAAATCCATTACCATAGTTAACCATTTCCCAAATCTGATTATGAAGTTGAATCGAGTAATCATTCGGTAGGGTAAAAAAACCCGGCACCTAAAGGTATATCAAGTGCCTCCTTTTCACCTGTTATATCAGAAGTAAACTGATATGTTAAATCCAAATCTGGAGATAAATCTTTTACATAATTTCTTAAACTTCTTGAATCTCTAGCTAATAAATTATTTTTTACAAAGTTATTAATGAATCCTGTATCACTATTTCCATCAACTTCTTGAATCATATATCTTAAACGAGTAGTGATATCTTGAGAAACAGATTCTCCTTTTTGTATTCTTTGTAGTGCTTGTATTTCGGCTGAAATATCTTTTTCATCCTTATGAGTTAATAACTTAAAAATAAGTTTCTTTTTTGCAATAGGTAATTCAAATTCATATCTATTATTATGATTGAACAATTCATTGTTTGATTCTTTGATTTGTACTTTTGATAAGTCTATTACTGTTTTTTGTTTTTCACCTGTAAAAGGGTCTATCACCTCTACATTATAATCTTTACCATATCCTAAAATACGAGTTGCTAATAAAATAGCATTCTTATCACCGATTAAAATATCATCAACTTTAATATCTTTTTGAACCACAATTGATTCGAAGAGTTTGTCAAGTACCACCCCCTTCCTTATCAAATTTTGTGATGCAAGTATATCTTCTTCTTTTGCTGTCATATACTTGATTTCAACACTACCCTTTGATAATGGGTTTGATTCTTCGTAACATTTACCTTTTGAAGGTAAATCTATTATTTCCGTAGGAAAATCATAATTTGCCATAACATTTAATTTATTTGTTTGTATATAAATATATAACTTTTAAAAAGTTGGAATAAAGACATAAAAAAAGTTCTCACTAAGAGAACTTTTTCCTTTATAAAAATATGTTGAATATGTATTAGAATTCTAAAACTGCGTAATCATAAGATAATGTTAATGAAATCTCGACTGGGTCAGTTGAATTTGCCCAATCTAAATCATTAAATACTGCATTATTAATAAATGCACCTTTAAGAGTCCATTGTTCAATTTTATCACCAACTGGTCCTAATAGGTAACATTGGATATCTTTTTTATAGAAATCTGCATATCCATCTCTACCAGTTAGAGATTCGTGAGATAATCTCACCCATTCCATTACCGCTTGAGCTCCACTAGGAACGATTGGGTCATATAGAGTAATTTCTACATCTTGCCATTCACCTTTTCCTTTAAGTTTTCTTTTAACGTTAATGTGGTCTAGTGTAACAGTTTCAAATTGAATTGAAGGTCTGTTTGCTGTTTTTATAAGATATGAAGGGATACCATCGATTTCCATGATGAACCTATTCTTCATCTTCGGTTCGAAGTTGGTATAAAACATATCGTTAAATTCTAATACTTCTGCCATTTTGTTTTCTCCTAATTATATTCTACTATAAATATAGTTCTTTTTTATTTTTAATTAATTTAAGCTGAGAACGATGCTCCAGTCGGTAATATATTGAAATCTAACACGATGAATTCAGCAGTTTTTGTTGGTTGTAGGTAAATTGCCCCAGCCAATATATTTCTGTCGATTACATCTGGTGTGTTATTACTTTCATCCATCACCACTCTAAATGCATACAATCCTTGTCTTTGTTGTATTCCTTCTAAATAAGGATTCACAGTATTTAAGAATCTACTTCTTGTTTGAGAAGTGTTTTGTTCGAATACTAAGTATCTTGAAGTTGAAGCAATATACTTCTTAACTTTAATCATTAATCTTCTTACATTGATTCTATCTAAAGCAGATGCCTTATCTTGTAAAGTTTTTTGTCCAAACGCTACAATACCTTCGCCAGGAAACTGAGCAATTGGGTTAATCTTTCCTTCATATAATGTATCTCTTTCTGAGTGAGTTAGTCTATTTAATACACTAACTGCTCCCACAATACCACCTCTGTTTAAACCTGCAGGTGCAAACCATTCGGCTGCAACCGCATCGTTAGCTGCATAAATTCCAGGCATCAATACTGATGGTGGAACTGCAGTAAGTTTATTTGTATTTCTATCTATTGTTTTAACCCATGGGTAGTAAACACCAACATAGTTAGAATCTACTGCTTCACCTTGAGTAACTGCTTGAGCTATTGTATCTGCTCCATCTGTAGCATCACCAATAAAGAATGCATCTTCTCTTGATTCTACCATATCAGTTACTTTATCAAATACATAAGAGTGTAATCTTCTTATAACACCAGGTACAGATACCAAGTTGATATCAAAATCATCTGGATTAGATACTGAGTTAATTGCTTTTACATAAGCAACTGAACCACTTGCAGTTGAAGTTGATAAGTTAAATCCTTGTGAGTTTCCTGCACCCCAATCAGAATCACCATATTTAGCTTCTTTAACTGTTGGGTTATTACCATCGTTTCCATTTTGGAATCCTACGATAAATTGTCTTTTGTTTATATTTGTTGGAGTATCTGATGTAGATAATGAGTATCCAAAGTTTTTAGTTGTAACTGAACCACCTACGATTGCAGTAAATGCTGCATCAAATGAGAAAGCAGTATTACCACCAACGGTTGCTCCACTTGGAGTTGGAACTAAGTAACTATTGTTATCTTTTTTAACTACTAGAGTTTCTAAATCAATACCACTATAATCATTAGATTTAGATGCAGTATTGTTTTCCGAACCTGTCGCAAATATTACTGCTGGTATAACAGTTTCTCCATGTCCATGTGCACCTACATTACCAACTACGATTGGATTAGTGTATGCTCCATGTCCAAATGGTGCTGCAGTTATTGGGAATGAACCTTCTTCACTACATTCTACTCTAATATAATTTGAGTAGTTAGGGTAATCACCAGTATCTGTTTGTTTTCCATTAGCATCAATTGTTACATTTCTATCACCAATTACTTTTTTGATATAGTTTGGAGATGCTGGGTCTAAGTTTAGATTATTGAATGTTTCAATAACACTAGGTCTTTTGTTTATATCACTATATTTTCTAACTACAATTGAGAATGTTGCATAATCAGTAGAGTTTGAAGAACCAGCTGCTTTTACATTGAATATACCAATTTTGTATTCTTTATTATAGATACTACCATCACCTAAAGTATGGAATCTAAATAAATCATGTCTTTCACCAGAAATTAATTGTGATTGTATATAAGGAGTTGTTGCGTGAGAAATATCTCCATATACTTGGTCTGATAATTCTATAACAGATACTTGTTCTTGCCCATTTGCAATAGCATCAGTTGCTGCTTTTTCAAAATAGTTATAAGAATATCCATCTTTACTTCCTCGTGGATTAGTTCCTAGTACATCACTTATATCATTTCCAGCTGATGGATTGATAGAAGCTGATATACCACTTTCTCCTATAAGTGTTAATTCGAATGCTGATGCAGATACTCCTGCATCGATAGCGGTTCCTGATAGTGTTCCACTACCATTATGTGTTTCGAATATTGTTGATATTGCTTTAACTCCTGAAACAGAACCACTACTTATGATAGCTACTGGTGCTGTTTGAGTATATCCACCTTGATGTCCAACACGAACAATAGTTACTGTTCCTGCTTCTCTTAGGTAGTTTTGTACGGTATATCCTGTATAGTATGAACCATCAGGTGTACCAAATTTTTCTTCGAATTCTGATTGTGTACTTACAACGGTTGGTACGAAAGCAGGTCCTTTATGGAAAGGTCCAATTATTGCTGCTCCTATTTCACCAATCCCTTGTGATAGGAAAGAAAGGTCGTTTTCTCTCGTAAATACACCAGGTGATACAATTTTTTCTGCCATTTTATTTACTCCTTGTTATGTTTTTGTATTATGATACTCTTATATAAGTATTAATAAGTTTATTCAAAATATAATTTTTACTATTTACTCTCTTCAATATTTTCGGTTTCTTTTTCTGCTGGTATGAATTCATTCGTATTTGGGTCATAATTACCATCACCATACTTTTTATTCAAACCTTGAAAAAGATTATTTTCTTCTTCTATTAAAGCTTGATGTTCATCAAAAATACCTTTTTCTAGGTTTTCAATTTCAGTAACTCTTCTTTTCTTTTCGATTTGTAGTTGACCTAATCTTGTAAATACATTTGCTACATTCTGTCTTAGTGTATTTATTGTTTGAACTTCTTCTTCTGTAAACTTTATTTGTTCTGCCATTTTGATATATTTAAGTTAATATTTTGTTCGTATATATAAATATATAGTTTTTTTGAAAACGATATTTTTATGCTGGCCAAGATGCTACTGAAATTGCAGTATTATTACCGCCAACAGTTGTAAATGAAGACCTTAATCCTGATTGTACATTTCGTACTCTTGCATAATATGTACCAGCTGCAATATTACCAGATAATTGCATTGATGTTGCATTCCAATTAGTTTCATTGATTAATGGTGAACTAAAATTAGAATTATTATCTACTTGAACATCATACGCAGTAATACCACTAGAATCGGTATCTGCAGTACCCCCACTCCATGATAAATTTGGATGTGAGTATGCTACACTTGTTGGTGCAGTTGGTCCATCAAAATCTGTATGTGAATTTGTTCCTTTGTTGTGTGTTATATAACCATTAGCTATATAGGTATCTGTATTTGATACATCTAATGATACAATCTCTACATCTTCTTCAATAACTTCAATTTTTTTAATCGTTACTTCTTCTATAAGAGTATTGTTACCTTTTATTAAAGTATCTCCTTCATTTAATAAGTGAGCTCTTTTAAATTTATATTCACCACCCTCTAATACTAAGAAAGGATGCTCTGATGTACATTTTACATCTCCATTGTTTATATCGTAATATTTACTTGCAAATGAAAAAATAGCATTTTCAACTTCTACTTCAACCTTTTCTGCACCTAAATCATTAGAACTCCATTGCATATATTCAGAATCTTCAAAGTCTCCTAATCCATATAAAGAATATCCTCTTAATTTCATTCCCTCTTCTACATCTCCAATTTCAATAAACTGACCATTACTCATTACAATTGGAGTATCTGATGTTAAACATAATCCTGTTGTGTTACCATCGTAAGTATCTATTGAATAAACTGTTTTATCTTTATTTACACCATATCCATCACTACTACCTATATGGTCATTATAACCATCGGCAAAAACTCCTCTAATGGTATGTGTTATTTGAGTATCTAACACTCCATCTGAATTATCCATTGCTGCTACATCAAATGTTGCAGATAATCCACTATTAGTATTTAATGATATTTTTGAACCTACTGGAATTGTCCAAGTTACATTTCCACTATAAACTGCATTATGTGTTCCGAAATTTGAACCTCCTCCTGATGAACTTATTGTATAGGTTTCAGTTGTGCTTTCTACTGCATATGTAAATCCACTCAATGAACCAATAGAATCTACAGCAAATGAAGATAAAGTAATAGTATCACCTGCACCTGGCGAACCTCCTTTAATAGTACCTAGTGATACATTAGAGTTTTGTGTTACGCCATTTGCTCCCGCTAAATTATTTAATGAAAGAGTATCTCCTGAACTTAATGTTGCCATATATATTTTTCCCTATATATTATAAATATTAAGAAAATCTTCAATCCACTTATTCTTATTAGTGTAATTACTAATCATAAATTCTTTTAATGATTTGAACCACTTGTTTCTTTCGGAATGAGGAGTTTCTATTAACTTACTATAAATATCATCAAATTCTTTTTTTGATGAAGCTCTATATGGATATTCAAAATCAGTACACCATGTTTTATGTAAAATTGGTAACTTACCATAATCAACTGCTTCAAAAATTCCATATCCAAATGGTTCATTTGTAAATGCTGAATGTGATATTCCCCAATCCATATTATAAAAGGTATCTTTAAATTTAGAATTGTAATGATATATTTTTGATTTAGATGTATCTAATTTAGTACCTTGTTTCCAAACTCTACTAAATTCAACAGAATTTGTGAATATAAAAGATTTTAATCCATCTAAGTAATGTGGATTTTTTCTACCTTCACATCTTGAAGCGAATCCAAGTGTGTTTGATTTTGATAAAGGTAAGTTTTGTTTGAACTCATAAAAGTTAGGTATATTTTTATTTTCAAATAAAATATCAAAAACTCCAATCCATATAGAATAAGTTGCCCATTCGTTTATTTGTTTTTCCCAACTTGAATCTAAATAAGGATGCCAACCAAGTGATGCATCTGTTCCTAGTTGTGATTTTAAAATATGGTCAACTGAATTATGTAATATATTTGAATGTATTTTATCTTTATTATCTTGAAGAATTTTCATTGGAGTATAATGACCATGTAATATATTTATTCTTCTTGCACTTTTACAAAGGTTTTCTGCAAATTCAATATCATCTCCATGCCAATGAGCTTCTATTGGAAAATCATAATCTCCATATTCTTTTGGTTTTGTTCTATGAATTAAAAGAATTGGTTTTACATCTAACTTAGGTGCAATAAATTCCATCCATAAATTTACCCATGTATCAGTTCCAGCGTTTACCCAAGGACCACCGCCAGTTGTATAATAAACATCATACATATTTTATTTTTTTACGATTATAATTCCTGCAAACGTTGTAGAAAAATCAACAGTTACTCTATTTGTTGAATTTGTTGTTACAGAATTAGCTAATTCTTGTTTTGAAGTTGCAGTATTCCAACATTGTACTATTGGATATTGTTCACTCAAGTTGTGGTCTACTACATATGAAGATGCTCCACTTACTGTTTCTTTGTGAGTTGTTAAATTTGTTATTTGTGATGAACCACTAATGATTCCACTTGGAACACTTGTAAAATTACCATAATCTAAGTAATAAGTTCCATCTTCACCATCTAATAGATTTGAATCGGAAGAAACTCCTTGTACAACATGACCACCCTTTGCAACTACTATTCTACCACTTTCAGTTGATGCAAATGTTACAGTTACTTGATTAGTATTTGTTGTTACAATTGAATTTGGTATAAAATAACCATCATTTTCATCATATACAGTTACAATTACATTTTTAGTACCAAAGTTGTGAGTTACTACTTTAGAAGATACATTTGTAAAAGTATCTGTTACTGTTGCAACTTGGTCTACTGATAATCCTGTTAAACTACTACCATCACCTTGGAAAGAACCACTAAATGAACCACTTACGGTCATTCCATCTAAATTACTACCACTTATAACACTATCGGCATCTAATTTAGTTTTTACACCATTTACAAAATGATTAGAACCTGTATCTAATGATAAACTTCTATTTGTTGTGATAGTACCACCACCAGTTAAACCCTTTCCACTACCAATTGTAATTGATGAGTGGTCAATATGTTCGTTTGCTACAAAGTTTGTGGTTGTATCGTGGTCAATTTGAGATGAACCACTAATTACTCCATGAGTATTTCTTAAAAGTATTTCTTCTTCACTACCTAATTTTCCTGCTTTCCAATAATCGTTTGTTGAATCCCATAATAAAGAACCACTTACAGTTGAACTACCAGTTGCATCCTTTACTAAGATACCACCCGAGGTTTGAGAACCACCATAGTTGA